ACAGGAAATAGAACAACCTAAAGAAATTATTATAGAAGAGCTTACTGAAGAAGAAGTAGCTGTAGAAGTTGCTGAAGTAGAAGAAGTCATAGAAGATATTACTATAGAAGAAGTTACTACTGAAGAAGTCATAGAAGTTATAGAACAAGTAAATGATATTGGTGTACAAAATTTATCAGAGACATCTAAAGAAGTTCAAGAAGTAGTTCAAGCAGTAGTAGAAGAAGCTATAGAAGATGTTGCTAACTTAACAGAAGAGCAAGTAGAAGTTGTAGCTGAAGTACTACAGGTAGAAAAAGAAGACGTTCAGATTATTGCTGACACTGTAGAAACAAACGAGTCAGTGGCAGAAGCTGTAGAAGTATATGTAGAGCGTGCTGTAGAAAACAAAGATGTAGAAAATTATACCCTTGCCGATGTTGTTACCGAGGTACAGTACGAAGCATTCTTAGAAAACCCAATAGAAGTATTAGTAGATATTGAAAAATTATCTGAAATTAAATTATCAAACGTAGGAGATGATATGACACAAGACCAAAAAGAAAAAGCACAAGAGGTGGTAGTCCCAGTTATTTTGACTAGAATAGCTTCTATGGCAGCTTTTGTATTTAGGAGAAGTCTATGATAAGCAAACTTTGGAAATGGTTTGTAGAAGCAATTAAAGAAACACTTAACCTTAGTTGGACTTTGGTTGGTTTAGTTATTGCTACATTGACACTTACGGGGTCAGCACAAACTGTAACAGGGGCTGCTACCGTAATTACATTGGCTATATGGTTAGTAACTATAGGATTTAGGAAAGGAGAATAGCAATGGGTGATTGTTGTGGTGGTGGATGTTGTGGAGGAAAGTAAATGCTATACTTATACTGATGATAACGGAACGCATATATCAGTATGCGATTGTAAATATGGAGGTATAGGTGAAGTTAACTGTAGTTAGAACCCAGTTTGGTACAGATGCAACAAATGGTTTGTTGTTTATAGATGGTGTATTTGAGTGTTATACACTTGAGGACCAATATCAAGCTGTAAAGGTCATGCATGAAACATGCATACCTGAGGGAACATACGATATTAAATTTAGAAAGACTGGTGGTTTCCACGCTAAGTACTCTGATAGATACAAGAATGCACACTACGGTATGTTGCATTTACAAGACGTTCCAAACTTTACCTACATACTTATTCATGCAGGGAATACGGACGAACACACATCAGGTTGCTTAATCGTGGGAGAGACTCAACAAGACTTAGATATGAGTAAAGACGGGTTTATCGGACACAGTGGAACTGCGTATCAAAAGATGTATAAGAAAGTGGCAGGTCAACTACTACAAGGTAAGTCTGTAAGTATTGAATATACAACAATAAACAAATTATTAGAGGGTCAAGTAGATAACAAAGCTAAAGACCATTTAGTTTTATCAAGCACAGTTATGGAAAAACTACAAGAGATAAACGGTAATGTACTTACTATAAAATCTAAATTAGGTGGAAAGGTGATAATATAATGTCAGATTTATTCGAGAAGAATAATAGAAGAAGAAACCAAGACGGCACATTCAAGAAGGATGTGGGGTGGACTCCTTGGAACGAAGCATGGAGTTATAAAATGAGTGAAGACTTAAAAGACATGTTAGAGAGAACTGCATGGACCTTCATTGAAGCGTTCATTGGTGCATTAACAGTTGCCCCATTAGTTGGTGTAGAAGCTGAGACAATTCAGTTAGCTGCATTAGCAGGTGGTGGTGCTGCACTAGCAGTTATCAAAACATACGCTAAAAAACAAATTAGCAAGTAATTTTATAGCAAAGCCGAGGGTGTTATCCTTTCTACCTCGGCTCTTGCTCAGTCACATTTGTGATATTCAATAATTTCTTCAAGACAATCTTGGCAGAAATATTCTTGTCCTGGTACTGGATGAGACATTATATGTCGTAGGTATCCTCACAACCATACATAGCGTCATCTGCACATTCTTTACAAAGACCGTATTGTTTTCTATCAGCAGTTAATAATTTAGCTACTGCAATACTTCCACAAATCTCACAAGGTTTAAAAGCTAAAATGGTGCTTCTCCTTCCTTGATATCGTCAAGGCTCCTTGCAACTGGTACAGCAATACCTTTTTCTGCAAGTGCAATGTTTGTGATGTTATCGTATGCTTCTTGAAATCCTGGCGGTAAATTCTTAGCGTCTTTGTACCAAGACTTAGAATAAGTCATACTTCCCTTTTGCTCACCGTTCAAACATTTACCACCTGCAGTACATCTAAAATCTGCAGAACGTGGATTCTTTTTATCTTCAGGCATGTATATTTTTACTGGTGAATAACACGGCTTTGGACAAAACAATACGTTCGATTCAGAGCTAGTCGTAGTTGGTGTGGAAGGAGCCGTTGACTCTTCAACTACGACTTTGCTCTGCTTCTTAGTGACTGTGGTGTTACCCTGCGTAGTAGGTGATATAAACTCTTCCTCTGTTACGTCTCCTGACCACAACTCTACACCAAGCCCAAATCTCATGCATGCTCTTTTGAATGCGTCTGATTCAGCGTCTTTTAACAAAGACCCATCGTTTATGTTTTTATTATCTAACTTGAATGTGTCAACATCTCCTATGCCATCGTATGTGTCTGTTCCTAATTTGATAGTGCCTTTAGCACCAACGATTCTTTTCTCACCATTGTGTGTTCCATAGATTGGTTCACAAGTCCAGGAGTAGGGTATACCACTATCACGTAATCTTTCTACGTAACGACTGTGAGAAACATACTTTCCAAACTTTCCCTTGGGTGCGTCTTTCACATACTCTTTTGGAAAAGGTTTAAGTAATTTTTTTAGACTGTCTTCATAAGACATAATTCTCCTTCCTCTATAACTTAGAGTCTAATATCTTAGTATTTGTATGTGTCAGTTTTTTAAGAAAAGTTTTCTATGAGATTCACACCTGTTCTTACTGGAACAGATTTATACTCTCCGTCTACTTCGACTATGAAGTGTGGTAAACTACCAACACCCGCATATTCTATTGCGACTAACTTTGCCTTAATTTCTTCTTTTATATTTGGCATTTTTTACCTATTCTATTGTACCTTATATTTTAACGGTACTAGTACCGTTTATAAAATCTTTAGATTATCCCAACCTTTGGCATTGACTGTGAATGTTAACACTCCAGGGTGCGACCACATACCAGTTCTCGCAGTGAAATCAATAGATTTATCTAAACTGGGTGATTGAAACCACGTCCTGTCACCTTGTTGTTTGCTACGAAAATGATGATAATGACCTGTAACGAGAATCTGACACTGACCTGCAGGCAAGAATCCATACATCTGACCTTTCCACCAGTTTTCTATTTTGATTTCGGGATTGCTGCCACCACCTGAAGTCATGTGTCCATGTGTCCAACCACAAGTAATACCTTTGATATCCATTACTTGATGAAATCCGTCAGGAACTACTACGGATACTTTACCGTATCTATCAGGATTCGCTTTCATAATCTCACCACATATCTGTAAGTGCATTGTGTCAGTATTATCTAATCTATCAGTAACTACTTGACCTTTCTGTGACCTAGATGCTTCTCCATGATTTCCTGGTGAACCTGCCAAAATTAATTTATCAGCATGTGGTAAGAAAGTATCTACAGTTTTCATCATCATTGACCTAGCTAGTGCGTATTGTTCTATCATTGTAAGTTCAATGTTGAATGGTTGGCTATCGTAGAAGCCATAACAGTTTTCTGTAAGGTCACCTAATCCAATCATGTAGATTTCATCTATCTCTACACCTGTTTTTCTTAGGTCTTTGATTCTATTGACTGCGTCTTGTAGTGCAATATCGTATCTTTTAATTGTGTTTTCAACTCCGTAATCTTTTTTTCCGAGTTGCCAGTCAGCCATGAAAAACAAAAAAGCAGTATCGCCACCTTTGGTTTTAGTTTTTAGTGGCGGTTTTTTCTTTGCTTGTTTGAATAGCTGTTGAAAGTATTTGTCGTGTCCTGGTTTTTTCTTTTTGACAATACCTTTGAATGCGTAAAAGGTTTCAGTAGTGCCACCTTTCAATTGTACATTCCACGAGGATGCACGAACTGAACCTTCTATTTCATAATGTTCGGGATTGAAGCCCCATTCTCTCAGTATAGAATCAAACTTATTTCTGTAGTTTGGGTCTGTTCCAACATGTGTGATTTCTCCTATACCAGTTTGTTCATTAACTTCTAACCCAGGTTGCCACCCTGACTTGTAGAAGTTGTTACCCCATTCCTTTGGTACATTGGGAATAATATCTCCTTTGCTCTGTTGATATTATTATACAGGATGTGTGAGACGTTTGTGTGTTTGTGATATTTCTTTACCCATGAGGGAGTCAAGCATTTTCTTGAGTTCGTAATACTTAATCATTTCACCATAAATGACTTCTGTCTTACCTGAATAACTCTTGAACACTGGGTCAAAAAACTTATTGTTTTCTCTATCGTTCTTTGGTGGTGATATTGACATACTTTCTGCATCTATGTAAAACTCTCGTTCTGCAAGACGTGCATCATGCTTAGTAGGAAATTCGTAAAGTAATTTGAAAGTGAAGCCACAACGCTCTAGCTTCCTGAGACGGTCACTTGGTTTGTAAGTAATACCTACCTTGTAAACATTAAACTCTTTGTGATAAACACAATACAAGTAACCGTCCTTTTCTTTGTAATCGTTTCGGTTTTTGGTTTTGTATCGTTTGTATTTTAAATTGTATCTCTTTTGTTTACACTCATACGATAAACAAATTGTTTGATTGTGCTTCTTGGTTGTGTATTTTATCCCACAAATTGTACACACTTTTTTGTAAGGAAAATTTACGTCTCTGTTCTTAAGATAATTGTGCCTACTCACACAGGCTCTGGAACACATTTTTGCTTGAGGATGTACAGCAGTAAATTCTTTGTTGCATTGTATACAATTTAATTTTCTTTCAGGTAAAGGATGATGTGAATATTTCTTTTTACATTCATGATTGTTATTGCAAAATTTTCTATTCATTGCTATTTCTTTACCACAATGCAGACAATACTTCTGAGCTATTGGTTTTCTACCACTTAAAATTCTGTGACAATCATCTGAGCAAAACATGTGTCTTCCACGGTTAGGTATAAATTTATTGTTACAGTAGTCATAATTTTTACATTTGATTTTTAAACCGTGATGATGAGCGTAAACTATTGGTTTTATAAATTTAAGTTCTTCAAGACTGTGCTTGTAAAGTGTGAAGTTTGCTTTGCAATTCCAATTGTCCCTGCAATACTTTGGAGGTTTACCTGCAATAAGTATCTCAATATCTTTGTTACACCACACACACTTTGTTGTTTTCATAATACCTTTCTGTGATACGAGGGGCAGAGGTGCTTGCCCCTGTATCTTACCTAGTGGTTTGCTAGGAATCTAGTTGTAACTTTCTAGCCATGAAACATCGCCACCACAAAATTCTTCAACAAACCACTCAAATAGTTGTTTCGGGTCAGCGTATTCATCTGCTTGTATAATTACTGGTTCAGACCACCAAGCGTATTTGAATCTGATGTTTGATATTGTGTAGTTACCATATTGTCCCTCTACATCAAACAGTATCCAATACGCAGGTCCACCTCCTGCAAGTTGCAGTTCATAGGTTTCTACTTTCCTGATAGAGTAGACACGATTATCTATTTCCTCTCGGTCGTACTCCATTGACTCTCGCTTCTCATCGTCCTCGATATTTGCTTTGTATCCTGCAAAGTCCACGAGTAGAGATTCAAAAGTCTCTCGTGCTTCTTTGTTTATATCCATTATTCCTCCTTAATAATTTTGTACTCAATAGGTTGGCTATATCCTACTACTGTGTACTCGCCCAACATTTGATTATCACTTACACATGTAATTATTTCATCAAACGCAGTGCTAGTTTCAGTAGGGTTATAAGTATAAATTATTTTTACTTCTTCTATCTTTATATCCATTATTCCTCCTAGTCGTAATACATCCATGATGGGTGCTGTTGTTGAAACGTCCCACCGTATTGTGCTGTGTGAGT